TTTATTCTTCTTTTTCTTCCCTGAGTGGGATGGTAACAAGCCACAAAATAGTAGCCAAAACAGTAGCAACTCCTACTATTTGTTGGGCGGTACCAGTCAAAGTAAGCCAAGCAATAAAGAATCCAAGCAATGTCCATACTTGAGCAATACTTTCTTTAATAGCCTTTCCAAGCCATACTAAAAAGCCTTTAAGAGCCTTTAGTCCTAGCACTGGTAGTTTTGCTACTATAGCAAGTACTTTTGGCAATACCGCTTTAAAATCTGGCAGTTTTATTTTGCCAATAAGGTCTTTTGCTTTACTAACTAACTTATCCATCATTATCATATTATAACCTCCTTAATGACATAACAGAACTAACTATATTTGAAACCAGAATAACTGGAATAATAACCTCTTGGGCCTTTTCTCTTTGATCGTCGGTCATGTCTTTACCCCATTCTGACGGACTAGACAAGACCTCAACAGCGTTTCCTACTAATGCTCCCACTGCTTCTGTTGGATTAGAAAATATTTCTGTAAGATTTTCCACTGATACTGCCTCAAGAAGTTTTTCTGCTTGTACCTCTACCGTTGCATCTGCAATAGTGTATGGCATTGGCGCATCTGTATTTTCTTCCGCTCTATCTGTAAATTCTTCTACTGCTTGTTTAATTGTCTCATTTGTTCCCACTAGTTGAGCAAGTAATTTTGCATCATTTGCACTAATTAATTTATTTAATTTCTTTAATTCTTCTTCAGATATTCCCTCTCCTGTGTTACCATTATCTGATGGTGGAATTACAGGTTCTAAAATATCAGTTGAGTCTTGTTCAGGAACTGGAGTTGGATCTGTATCCTCTGGCTGAGATACAGGTTCTTCTGAAGGCTCTGGAGTTGGATCCTGCTCTTCGTTCCCTTCATCTGTGGTATCAGAATCTTCAGGAAGATTGGAATCTCCTGGTTCAGTTTGCTCTTGATCATCAGGGAATCTTGGATCTTCAGGGGTAATAACTTCTGGCTCAACTTCAACATCTGGTTCTGGTAAATCTGGCTCTTCTGTTGTTTCAGGTTCAGGTTCTTCTGTTGGCTCAGTGGTTGGTTCTGGCTCTGGCTCATTAACTTCTTCACCGTTTATTGCAGCAATAAGATTATTAAGATTAGCAATATCGTTTGCTAAAGTGACCGCTTCAACAACTTCTGCCTGCACTTCTTCTGGCGTTAATGGTTGTTCTGTTGGAGTTGGTGTAGGCTCTGCTATTGGTTCTGGAGCCAATGTAGGTGTTGGATCACCCGCTTGTATTTGTGTTGCACCCCATGCCTCAAGAGAAACTATATCTCCATTATGAAGTCTTACACCTGTTCTAAGATTTGGATACTCTGGTCCTTGATAACTATATGCTACTGAAATACCACCAGTATTTGTAATAGCAACAATAATATTGATATTACTTGGAGTTGGAGCATTCCACTGTCCAAATGGTATTACTTCAAGATCTAATTGGAATCCACCTTCAGAATACATAATGTTTAAAGTGTCTGGTGCGTTATACCAACCTGAAACCCAGTCCATAGAATATAGAGAAATAGATGGGGTATTTGGATAATCCCAATATGTATTATCTGGATTACCAAATGTGATAACTGAATTAGTTGTAGCATATACATTTGAATACTGAACACCGTCAAATGTAATTGTTGTTGCTATTGGAATTTGATAGGATGTGTCATCTCCACCACAAGTATCCATTGTATGAACTGTTGGAGTCTGATCTCCTTCATATGCTGCTGCTATGGTTTGTGATTGAATATAATTAACACAAGTTGCATAAGCATTTTCTGGAAAACCAAAAAGACTTGAAAAAACAATCCCCACCACTGCGGTTATGCGTAGGAATTTTTTGTTTATGGGGCTACTCCTAATTAATTATTTAATTAATCATATTATATCATTATAAAAGAAAAAGGCGCAGATTTCTCTGCGCCCCAATCTTTTATTTGTTAATTACTTAACAAGTGTGACCTTTGCCTTTGGATTCTTTGCATTCCACTTCTTGGCAAGATCATTGAATGCCTTCTTCATTGCAGCAATTGCAGCAGCATTATCTGCCTTTACCTTTGCAAGTTCAGCATCTGCAGCAGCCTTTACATCTGCAATAGCCTTATCTGCAGCAATCTTTGCAGTTACTGCATCAGCCTTCAACTTAGCAATTTCTGCAGCAGCAGTTAGAGCAGCAGCATCAGAAAGAGCCTTTGCATCAGCAAGAGCCTTTGCAGAAGCAGCCTTCTCTGCAGCAAGCGCAGCATCTGCAGCAGCCTTAGCGGTTGCAGCAGCAGCCTTCTCTGCAGCAAGTGCAGCAGCAAGATCAACTGTTGAAACAATTGCAGATGCAGATGTTACTGCAGTAGCAAGTGTTGGTACAGCAGTTGGTGCTGTAATTGAAACTCCAACAGCAGATGATCCACCAGTTGCTGGAAGTGTAACAATAGATGTGTACTTGTTTGTTACAAGTGCATCTTGAACAGCAGCAGCAGCAGTTGCATTAATTGCTGTAAATGTTGGAACAGTTGCCTTTGGGTTACCAAAGATATCTGTTACAAGTGCTGTAGCAGTTACTGAACCACCAATATTTCCTGTTGCAGGAACTGAAAGTGATACATTAAATGCTGGTCCAGCAATACCCTTTACATAAAGGGTTGTGCTTGCACCAAGAACAGAAACTGTAACTGCAGAAGCGGTTGTGCTTGTTGTATATAGATATGCAACAGCAGTTGTTGCTGCTGGAGTTACTGTCAAAGAAGTTACACCAGAAGCGGTTGTAACTGTAGAACCAATTGCTGTAAGCAACTTAGTGTTTGCACCAGTTGTAGCAAATGTTACTGGAGTTCCAGATGGAACAGTTGCAGTAAGAGTAAGGACCTCAGATGTTACAACAGCAGTATCGCTAATTGCATTATCAAAAGGAACATTGATTGTAAGTGGCGCAGCAGCAGACCCATCATCAGTAGCGACAGCCTTTGTTGTCACTGCGACTGAAACTGTGTTGGCACTTGCAGGTGTTGCAACGATTGTGCCCAAAGTCATGGCTGCAACCAGACCTAGAGCGACCTTCTTAAATGAATTCATTTTTCTCCTCGTTTTTGATTCATTAAATTAATTTGTATTCATTAAGGAAATCTTGAATATCTTCAGGCATTTCCTTGTTATCCAATTCTACCATAGCCTTCTGCTTGTCCGCAAGTCGGCTGGCAGAACTCCAAGTATGAACCTCAATCTCTAGATTAGAGTCCTTACTTGTATGGGATATTGCTCCAAATACCGCCCCACAAACGGCATCTGCCAAGTCCTTAGATTTCTTGCGTGGGTGATCTACACGATTATTTTTCATAATCTTCAATTCACTCATCTCTTCAAGAAGCAAAGGAATCATGGGCATTGCAATTCTCTCTTCATATATCATCATTGCTAGATCTTCGTAGTGTTTTTTAGCAACGGAAACAGTATCAGTCTTTATTCCTACCGCCTTTAATTCCTGCTGAATATCAAAGGATTGCCAACGGTCAAATGTAACCATACCGATATTAAAACCTTCTCTGCGTAGATTTTGTATCCATTTCTTAACTTCAGATAAATCTACAGGGCCTTCTATTTTTGGTTCCCACCAAGCAACAGCATCCACAACAACAATCGGCGCCACCTGCTCGTAATCTTTAATTACCTGAATGTTCACCCAGCGTTCAACATGTGCGATAGCAACAGCACACTTGTCATGTTTTTGTGCAAGGTCAGCGTGTATGTAATAAATCTTTTCAGGATCTGGTTTAAACCCAGCATCAAATCTCCTGTGATTATCCAATGGATTTCTAAGAGTCATACATTTTTCTAGTTTATCTTTTTGTTTAAAGAAAGAATCAGATGAGTATGTTGGGGTACACAAGAAGCGCATCATTGCATCTCCAAGATCAGTAATAAAAGCAATTTTAAAATCATCAATTTTTCTAGTAGGATTTACTTCCCATGTAGGTCTTTTAAGGGCAAACATTCTGGGGTATTTATAAGAAAGGATATGGTCTTCTTCCCATACAATTTCAAACTCATTGTCTGGCCCCTCTGGCAATTCTTCATTAATAACAAACTTATGTCTACGCTCTATTACTTCTTTATCCATAATTACTTCGTCATACCGTTTTGAAATAAAGTCTCCGTTATAGCGGGGGAATGAAAGAAGAACTACCTTTCCAAGATCTGGAAAACGAGAGTCTACTGTACCTCTAAATGCTTTATATATATTGTCAGCAGTTTTACCTTGATCATTTCCTGTTCCTACTTCTGTAGCAAAACCAGAAATCTCATCAAGTACCGCCATAAATAAGTTAAGACCCTCATGAGACTCA